TTGATGATGGCAGCGCAAGCTGGAGGTGAGTCGATAACTGCGGCAGTAAAAGATGTTTTGGTTGCATGCGCAGAAAGCAAAATTGATACCAAAAGACTAACACCCTTTGATATTGAATATTTCTTTTTACAACTCAGGGGAAAATCTGTTGGAGAAGAAATAACGGTTGAAATTCCAAAACCTGAAGAAATAGAATGTGAAGAGAAAAATTGTTCACAACATTGTAAAATACTGCTAAATGTTAATGAGATAGAAGTAGATACTTCCAAAATAAGTGATGGTAAAATAAACATTACAAAAGATATTGGCATAAAATTAAAATATCCTGAACTAGATTCAATGCAAAAATTTATTGCTTCAGGTAAAGATCCATCAGCTGATGAAATATTTAAACTAATTAATGAATCTATTGAATATATCTGGGAAGGTGAAGAGATATATAAATCAAAGGATACTACTAAAAAAGAATTGAATGAGTTTATGGAGTCTCTTAATTCGGAACAATTTGGTAGAGTTAGAAGTTTTTTTGAAGATATGCCCAGATTGAGCAAAAAGGTTACATGGACATGTCCTAAATGTGAAAAATCTACACCTTTAATGCTTCAGGGGATTGACGCTTTTTTCGGATAGCGCTGAGTCATGACTCCCTGGCGAATCATTTTCAAACAAACTTCGCCATGATTCAGCATCATAAGTGGAGTCTTTCTGATATTGAAAATATGATTCCATTTGAAAGACAAGTATATGTGTTATTATTACAACAATGGTTAAAGGAAGAAAATAAAAGAATTGGTGATCAAAATAGAAAAATGAAACAAGGAAAATAATAAATGGCGGAAACTGAACAAGACAAAAAACTAAGTGAAGTTAGTAGTAAACTTTCTAGGTTGAATGGTACCACCGGAGAAGGTCTTGGTAATGTACAAGCTTTAACGGAAACTTTAGTTGCACAAAGTAAAGCATCATTAGACGCAACTGAAACAGGTCTGGCAAGTGAAGCAGAGGCGAGGAAGGAAGCTGCAAGAGCAAGAAAAACTAAAATGGGTGCGACTGATGTTAATGTTCTGAATTGGCAAAAGCAAGATGGAGGAATATTTGATACATTAGCCGATATGTTGGCTATGAAATTTGCATGGGGAGGATTAGGTTTAGTTGGTTTGGGCGCAGCTGTTGTTGCTGCAATATCTGGTGCACTTACAGGAGCAGGTGCTGGATTAGTAGCAGGTTTTCTAGATATGTGGGGAAAAATCTTCAAATTTTTTGGAGGAAAGCTCGCAAAAATGTTTCCAAATGTTACCAAGACGCTGAGTGACATTTTTGGTAAGGGTGGAAAAATTAGTCAATTTATTACCTCTATAAAAGCATTCTTTACGGGAAGTAAAACATTCCAAACAATTTCAAATGCATTCCTTAAATTCAAAACAATGTTGTCAGCTTTTGGAACAAAAATTGCAAAATTTTTCAAACCAATACTTTCAATTTTTAGTGGAGGTGGAAGTGCAATGGGTCCTCTTACCAAATTCGGCGGACACTTTATGAAATTCTTTAGAATATTTAAAACTTTCTTTGCTAGATTATTTTATCCCCTTCAAATCATTATTAGTCTTGTAGAAGGTTTCTTTGAAGCAAAAGATGCAGTTGGTAAGAGTAAAGGAATGATGGCAACATTCTTCAATGCAATCATTGGTTTCTTTGGTGGTATTCTTGATGGCCTGATTTTTGGAATGCTGGATCTAATCAAAGATGGTATTTCTTGGATTGCAGGATTCTTAGGATTTGGAGATGTTGAAAAATTCCTTGATAGTTTTTCTTTCTCCGATATGTTCAATGAATTCTTAGATGACATTTATGAATGGTTCAATCTCTTATTTGAAGATCCCGTTAAAGCATTAACTAATTTATTTAAAAAATATTTTGGTGCGGTGTTATCAGTAGGAGATTTTATCGTTGATATGCTTAAAAAACCCATTATATGGATAATGGAATTGTTTGGATGGGATGATGCTGCAGCCGCAACCGAATCATTTTCACTCACTGGTTGGGTTATGGAAATATGGGATAAAGTAGTTGGATGGTTTAAAGGAATATTATCTTGGGGTAAAGAAGCTGGTGCAACTGATGAAGGCGGATGGTCAATTATGACATTCATAGATACTATTTGGACAAACATTAAAGATTGGTTTAAAGGAATATTATCTTGGGGTAAAGAAGCAGGTGCTACAGAAGAAGGTGGGTGGTCACTTATGACATTCGTAAGTAATGTCTGGACAAAAATTCAAGATTGGTTTAAAAATCTTCTTACTTTCAAAGGTGCAGATGGAAAAGATATTGGTATAGTCGATAAAGTTATAGAAATGTTCAAGACTATGATTGATAATATAATAACTGCAGTAAAAAGTATGATACCAAAGCGACCGACTTGGCTTGGTGGTGATGAAGATCCTTCAAAAATGTCTCCACAAGATATAGCAGCTGAAAAAGCAAAGCTCGTGGAGGATATCGCTACGGAAAAAGCAAAGCCGAAAACAGGTGGTTGGCTCACGGATGTAAGAGATGATGCAGATATTGAAAATATGCAAGCAAGACTGCAGAATCTACAACAATTTTCTGAAGGTGGATTAGTTAAACAAACAGGTGTAGCCATGCTTCATGGAACACCAGCCGCTCCTGAACTAGTTTTAGACAATCGTGCCGCAAGTCTTTTCATGCAAGCAGCACAAATGCTTGCATCACTCCAATTAGATGGACTTGACCTAAGAACAGAAAATGCAAATTCAGGTGGAACAATAATAAACAATGTCACTCCTATTTCCACCACTAACAATAACAATTCACAAGTTGGAATGATGCCAGCCCCAAGTATTAGAGTTGAATCACTTAATATACTTCCTGGCACCATCACTCATATGCATCCAGCTTAATCTTCTGCGAGTTGTTTAAAATAACTCATCTCTTCTTCGGTTTCCCCTGCTGCTCCTGTAGGGGTAGGAGAAACTGCATCTTTTGGAATGTAGGGTGATCCTCCATCAAAAGGGGCATTCCTTGGAGCTTCCGGACCCGTTCCAAAAGTCTCAGTAGTATCAGTTGACAAACCAAGTACCCTATCCAATTTTTCTTTCAAATCAGCATAAGTCTTAAAGTTTTTCGGATCAGTAAATTCTTCCAATGAATGTTCTGTTTTCCAAACTGTCTCCATCTTGGTCTCATCTTCATCAAGAGGAGAAGGATTTTCAAATTCACTCTTATCATAGTTTGAAAAACCATCAACTTTACGAATCTTTATTTTGAAATTCGCACCTTCCCACAAGTCAAAAGGATTGACTGGGGTTTCATCTTCGAATTCGGGATTCATCTTATCATTAAGCTTGTCCCAGATTTTCTTCCCATACTTGTATAGGCGAACTTGATTTTCGTTCTGAGGATTTGCGGGGTCTTTGAGAACGTAAACATTAGAGACATAGGTAAGCCTACGTTTCTGTTTACGTGCTATATTTTTATTTGCCTCAATTCCTGAATTCCAGAGTTGAGAATTATACTCACTTACTGGGTCTTTCTGACCAAGAGTAGTTAGGGAGTTTTCGATATACCATCCACCGGGTCCTTGAAATCCATGATTCCATGAACGTGACCACGGAAGGTCTTCTCCATCTGGAGCAGGTAGAAATCGAACAACGGCCATTCCGTTGCCTGACTTGTCCAATTCTGGACGCCAGAACCGATCATCATCACCTTGACCTCGTGCGGGAGTATTAATTTTTGCGGTTTCTTTTAGGAGGGATTGGAGTTTATCTCCACGTTTTTTCTTCATTTCTGCGAACGACATATGTTTCCTTTCGTATATTTCGTATTGCGTTGTATTAATTGTATTGCGATGTATAACTATATTATAACATGATTATTTCATTTGTCAAGTACCTCCTTTCATATTGGTAATTTTGCAGAAGAAGTTATTAAATGTAAATCTTCAGCTTCTTCTTGAATATTTTGTTTTAATTTTCCACTAATCATTTTACTAGCCATTTCTGGTTCTAATTTATTTTCCTCACAATAATGTAAGACAGCATCAATATATGTCATCTTAGTAATATTTACTAATTTTTCAATATTTTCTGCAAACAAAATGGAGTTATTAAGCCGTGTGCCCATTATTAAGTTGTTCTGTTTCTTTGTGTTCTGGATCATCTTTCTCTTTGAACCAGTAATCTGTACTTTTCGCTAACACAGCTACATATGCACCAACCAAAATATTAATTAGTTGCATATGATTATCTGTAGTATCACTTGTGAAAAATAACAAATATATTAAGATTAAAAATGTTAGAACAATTCCCCAAGATAGAGTAATTCTCGCCCAATAATTTTTAACCTTCCGTCTTTCAACTGCATCTATTTCTGCGCCGTTTTGTTTTGTAGTTATTGCCATATTAATATCTCCTGTCTTCCCATTCGAAAACCCAATCATTATTTACATGTGTAACTTTTACTCTGCCCATATCCATGGGATCAGGATAAAAATAAATAAAATCTTTTCCTCCTAAATTCGTATCTCGACCCGCATACCTAGGATTAATGGCATTTGGCTCTCCTCTATCGATACCAGCTTGTCGTTCTTTTAAATCATCAGCTCTTAATATGTTTTCATATTTTGTTCGATGAAAACCACGTTGAACAAACCTTGCTGGTATATTCTTATATCCGCCCCGATAATCTGACATTTTTCCTTTTGAGGGGAGGTATTACCTCCCCATTATTTTTTATTGCTTCTCTACAAATTCGTAGAGTTCGTTTGCCTTCTTCTTAATATCCTCAATGGAATATGAATCAGGCTGGAGTTCTTTCCACAACTCCATAGTTGCTTCACCATTTTCTTTTGCATATTCCCATGCATCAATAGCATAGTTATTTTGTCTGTCTTGTTGATCATAGAGATAACCTTGTGCCATCTCTAAGAGTCTAAATCTTAATTCATATGGATTAGACATATGTTTCCTTTATGTGTGTGTTATTGTGTGTGGTGGCCAGTTCTTCTGTTCCCAAGCGACTGGCCGGAGGACTACCCTCTAACTCGGCTATAATCTACGCAGCGAGTGCGTAGGAGTATGCAGTATAATCGTTATTATTTGCGATTACTTTAATGGGCCGTTTACGGTGGACACCCTACCGGATACCTCTACATCTACCTTCACAATCAATCGAAATCTATTTCAGCCCCATCAACGAAAGTCATACCCAATAAAAAGTGTGGCATAAGTTATTCCCAATGCAAGTATTATAATTATTGCCAGCCACATTAGTTTTTTTTCCATAACTTCCTTTGGTGGAGCTGATCGGAATCGCACCGATGTCTTAACTGCTATCCAGATATGTCAACAGTATCAATATTATTTAGTTCATATAATTTCTTTGCTTCCCATATTTTATCAATCCAATCATCCCGTTTTTCTACAAATAATTGCGGATATTCATCATCAACGGCAATCACTATCACTACCTGCGATACAGGTATCTTTGTAAGTTCCTCATATGCTACTCCATAAAATGCACCTTGTGCAAAATAACTTTCACACCATTCTTTCTTCTTAGTTCTGTTACTAGTTTTGTAATCAATTACTGATAATACACCATCAAACTCAGCAATCAAATCTGTTCTACCTGCGACACCAAAATGATCTGAGTACAATGCTAACTCAACTCCGTGAACGTTATCGATTCTTTCAAGGAACGGTTCAATCGTTTTGAATAGTTCAATAATGTTGTACGGTTCCGCATCGAGAAATCCGTCTTCGTTTTGTATATATTTTTCACAGACAGAATGTAGGCGGGTTCCTCTACGCGAGGCTTTACCAGAGATTTTGTTCGCTTCGGTTTCTCCAACACGCTTTCGCCACTCCTGTATAGAAGCTTTGGAGAATTCACCAAGTATAGTTGTGATTGATGGATATAATTCACCGGATGGAGTAACATAATTTCTTTTCCCATTAATATTTTCAGTTCTCATACCAAAAGACAACTCAGGTCTATTGGTTAAATGTACAAATTTTTTCATAACGTATTGCCAGGATGTCGGCTCTTTATATCTTTTAGTCTATCATTAAGTTGACTAACTGCAGCAGGTTTCACAGAATGTTTTGTCTTGATATTATCATAAGCAAATCCTGGGGCGACAATCATTTGCTTCACTTCTCCGCCACATTCAAAACTCATATGTTTTGTTTTAGGAATTTGTTGTACACATGGTAATTCTGTTGGCGCATCTCTATCGGCAATTTTTAAACTTTCTTCAAAGGTATATCCACATTTTATACATTCGTAATCATACGTTGGCATTATGTACCAATCTTTAATATACAGTTAAATGAAAAAACTGCTCTGGTTTTATCTTTCAATCCATGTGGAGTAACATAGTGGTATATATTACTTGGAAATAATATTACCTTATTGTATTCAGAAGGTATTGTCGTAATGCCATCTGAATACAATAAAGAAATACTAGAAGAATTAGGATTAATAAAACTTGTTTCTCCAAAATTTGATAAACATATTATACCACTATACAGAAAACTATTAGGAGTTTGAGTAACACATTCTCCACTATGTATATGAGGCTCATGAAAATCACATTCTCCATATTCAGCATACCAAAAAGGGTCAATTAATTCTAAAAATATGTTATCTTGAATCAATAACTTATTAAGGTGTTCAATTATTGGTATAAATAAATCCGCATGTACAGCTTTTTGATTGAAATTTGTTTTATATGTTGGGCCGCCGATTGGACTAGAAACTGTTATGAGATTTTCTGTATCTTTTTTAATTGTATTTAATACTCCCATCAATACTTTATGTTTGAAAGCATCTGTCATTATATAAAACCTTGAAGGGAACATTTCTACTTCATACATCTTTCATCCTCTATATCATCCAGCTAGGAGGTGTTCTCATATTTTCAACTAATCCGCCCCATTTTGCATCATTTTCTTTACATTGCTTTGTATATATCTCTCTAGATGCTTCTATAGAATTTTGAATCTTATCTTCAAGAACTTCCGGAATTTCGGTAGGGCCGGGAGGTGCGGTAAATTCACCTTCTTTAATAAATTTTGGTACATGACTTAACTTATTATAAAACTTTGACCAGTCTTCATGCATAGCATCATACCGATACCAGTATTCTTTATGTAGCCAGAACCACAAATCATGTAACCATTGATAGTTTGAATTATTCTCTTCAACCCACCATTGAGTTGACGGAAACACGATAACCGGAGGGTCTAATGATTTAAGTATCTTACCCCCCGGATCTAAATTATGATGTGCATTTGCCAACAATTTAGTATATGTTAAAACTTTCTGTTTCACATCTTTATCAGAATGTGCATAAGCACACATTTTTGGATCAATATCCAGAAATAATATATGTATCATAATATAATCAAAATTTACATTCTATGTGAAAATGAATAAAATATATGTTGGTCAATAGAAGCAGTCACTTTACTCCTATCAGCCCAACGTGGGTCATCAATATAATTTGCATGATAATGTGTAGCTCCATCTGTAATATCAAGAATTGAATCTTCATATTTAAAAACATGTTTTGCTAATTCTTGTGATTCAAACCATAATCTTCCATCTTTAGGATCATCTCCTTTACCATCACAATACCATGAAAATTGGCATTGATCTCTTTTCGGAAATCCACTTGCATATTTCGGTCCTTGATAAACCACTTCGCATACGGAATTAGGATAATGTCTAGACTTTACTCTATTTAAAGTTACTTGTGCTACAGCTAATCTTCCCGCTGTACTTTCACTTGCTGCTTCATAAAATATATTTTTTGCCATACATGTAACTTGTTTTTGATACTCGGTTATTATAGGTACAACATTATATAAAAGTATGGGACCTTCATGATGTGGTCCTCTATGTTTCAGTTGTACTATTGGTTCCATTGATATATTGTGTACTATTGAACTTTCAATCGCTCCATTATTTCCGTAAGCTCCAACAATTAAGAACATAATAAGAAATAAAAAAACTTTTTTC